CCTCCGTTAACCAAGGTGATTATCATGAGAGTCTTCTCAACTTTCTCGGCAACTATCAAGGTCATCCGTAAGTCTGGGTTCTACCCAAGCTCGCGGACGGCTTCGTATCTTGCCACCCAGTTGAGCGCCGTTCTCGAGCTATCCCCCGCGCAGCGTCATGCTGTCGAGGTTATGCTTACGAAAGGCGTCTCTGCGGAGAGGTTGGAGAGTGCGAGGCTAACGCCGGCCGAAGGTCGTTCCTTGCGGAACTTCCTAGAGTGGTACAGTCTCGACACAATGGATGCGTTTAAACAACGCGCCTTTGTTGTATCCAACCTGAATACAGGTTTGACTCTTGTGATCCAAGCATCTTCGTCCGTCGTCGTAGAGAATATAGAATTCTCGAAAAACGGTGTACGTAAGGTGTCATGGGTGAAAGCCACTGAAGAGATAGTCTCGGCCGATATCGCAGAGAATGCGAGATGGGCTGAGAAACTCACGCCTCCGGATTCAATCCGCTGGGATGAGCTTACTCTTGGTGTGGATAGCACGCTTACCTTGGAAAACGAGAAGAAGACCGTCTAGGCCTCTCTTACGAGAGACCTTGGACAGGGCTTTCGGCCCTGCCCAGAACAGATCGGGCATTTTCATGTCCGAGGGGTGTTCAGCCCCGAAGACCTAACGAGAGAATCACATGAGTAACAAGCCTTCGCTACAGCACCCTCCGCTAGAGATCTGCCCCGGCTGTAATAAGCCGTGGTACAGATGTCTTTGCAAATGGGCGCCGGTGCAAGGGGACTGGTTTCTCTTAAAATCTCTTAGTCAGGTTGTGAATGAGGGTCGCGTTAAGCTCCCCTCGAGTGACGCGAATGGCCATAAGCCTGAAGCAGATCTCGAAACCCTTACCCGGGTGAACTGGTGTGATACAGTTTTCCTGGAGAAAGGTTCAGTGCGCTTGTGACTGTAGGTACCATTGAAACCTCCGGGCGACCCCAGTTCGACACGACACTCGTGAAGACGCCCCCAGGCAGCATAACTGCTATGGGAACGTATCCGATCGGCTCATACTATAAAAAGGTATGGACCGGTGCGGATTACCCTATAACGAAACCCCAGTATGAGAAAATCTACTGGCGGGATCCTTATGTGGGTAAGCTTCATGTGTATAAGCGTCGTCTGGATAAGCCCGTTCGGGTTAAAACGGACTTCCATAACTATACGTGTTCCATCACCAAGTCTTTTGACGACTGGGGCCAATACACTTATACTGTGTTTGGTGGGTCGTACGTAGAAGTACGTACGCTTACCACGACGGAGTATGGTGCTGGGTTCTCGGTCGCCGGTGAGTGGAACGCCAACGACAC